GAGTTCCGACAGTTAAGATCGGTGAGATCGGTTGGCAAAGGGGTGGAGAGACATTTCCAGAGACGGTAGGTGGTGTGGAAGCAGGATCTTCTTATGACAATGGAACGAGCATTGCAACCATTCTCGAGGACCTCCTGTTTCCATATCAGGCAGTATCTTTCGCATCATTTGGTGTCGGATTGGCTTCTAACCTTTATGAAGTGGGTCAGACCGCAGGTGAAACCTCAAAATCGGTCACCTGGACCACCTCTGGACCAGACGCAAACTGGGTTGCTGGGTCAGTCGGTGTAGAAATCAGTGATGGTTATGGTACACTCATGAGCGGGCAGGATTATGACGACTCACCAGTCTCCGTCACGCACCCAGGATACAACTTCTCGTCTAAGGACACCCTCACCTTTACGATTAGTGGTCAACAAGATCAAGGTGCTGACCCATCTAGAAATACCAGCATCTACTGGAGAAACAGATATTACTATGGGAGAACTGGTGACGGTTTCACTGGTCCTGGTCTGACTGGACAAGGTTTCGAAGACGACATCAGTGTCAGCAGGACTTCCGCTAACGGATACACCGTTACCTTCGATAACATTTCGCCTTCCACCAACTTCGGATACATTCTTCTTCCGACTGCTGACTACTCTGGAACCCCAGTCTTCAGAGATCAAAGTACAGGCTTCGGGTGGCCTTTCACGTTGGAAGCAACTTACACCCACACCAACGCATATGGTTTAGGGGTCGAATATGGAATCTGGAAGACCACCAACGCGTTCGGTGGAACACTAGAAATCGGAGTTGAGGTCTGATGGCAATACAAGGCTCTGTTCCCATTGGTGGGTTCATTGCTCCTACTGGTACTTCTGACCAGTATGCTGTCACTGATCCCACATATGGACTCGGAGGGGTCCGCAGAGTAGGTAGTACCGCAGACAGAGATGCAATCTTCTCCCCCAGAAGGGAAGAAGGTATGATTGTCTTCGTGCAGAGCAACTCTACCTATTATGGTTTGATCGGTGGTACTGCCAACGGAGATTGGGTTGAACTGTATCTTGACTCTCCTGGAGGTGGTGGCACCACCCTGGGTGTGATCGGACCAGATGGGTCGGTCCCAGCAGTCAGTACAATCAATCTGTTCGAAGGACAAAATGTTTCAATAAGCGTTTCTGAAATAAATACAGGGACGGCTGGAGTGACTCTATCAGTCGACAGCATGTTTGGCGGAACTTTCGCATGAACCGTCACTAAATTAGGGGATATCAAAAATGGCAAGAGAAAGCTTAATTCAAATTCTTTCCAGTAACACCGCAGTCACTGGACCAGACGACCTCTCAATCGGCGAATTCGCTTATGCAGGAGGTTCCGAAAGACTCTTCATCGGTACTGGTAAAGGTGCTGGATCGTCCGTTTGTATTGGTGCACCAGTCGATGAGGATACCAACCTTGGAGGTGCTGGTGCAACCCATAATGCGTTGGCATCGCAGCTCGCAATCAAGACTTACGTCGATGCCCAGATTGGTGCTTCTGCTGGTGTAACTAGCATCGAGACTTTGACTGGTTCAGTCGATGTGACGACTATTCATGGTATCACCCATAATATTGATGGCGGTGCTCTCAACTTCCGTGGTATCACCGCCACCACTTCCACACCAGGTGTTGCCTCATTCAACTCTAATAACTTCAGTTTTACTGATGCTCAGGTAAATGCAGCATCAATCACTATTCTTGACGACGATGGTGATTCCCAATCTTTCACTCTCGGTGATACAATTTGTATCACTGGTGACAACGGCATACTAACCAATCTGATAACCAAGGCTGGTAACGACGCAACTGTCAACGTCAGAGGTATCAATGCATCCACTTCTACCAAGGGTGTTGCCTCATTCAACGCAGACGATTTCAATGTAAATCTTGGTGCGGTATCTCTAGAAGATTCCGTTTTGAAAGGCATCACGGTAGATGGCTCCAACGTAACACCAAGCACCCACAGAATTGAAATCGACGGTGGTACTGCTGCTGTCTTCAATGTGTCTGCTGCAGGGTTTACTATCGGCGTCCAGCAGGCATCCACTTCCGTCCTCGGTGTTGCCAAGTTCAATAGCGGTGACTTCGCGGTCGATGGTGACGGTGAAGTTACTTTCATCGGATCTTCTGGTGTTTCTTCAGTCACTGGTGTCACTGCCAGTGGTATCAGAACTGATCCGACTTCTGGCGACGTCATCATCTATGGCGTGACGGCATCCACTGGTGGCGACCTTGGTGTTGCCGCTTTCAGCTCGACAAACTTCAGCATCAATCCATCTGCTGGTATTGTGACCATTAAAGATGGTGGTGTCGCCAATGATGAACTGGTCAACAGCAGCATCACAATCAGTGATGGTTCTGGTTCCACCGAGATCTCTCTCGGCAGTGGTATCACGATTGAAGGCACCGCAACAGAAGTCGTAGTGTCTGAAACTGCTGGTACTGTCACTATCGGTCTTCCAACAGATGTAGACATCGATGGCAACCTGACGGTTGGTGGCACCATGGAGTGCGTCAACCTGTACGTCACAGGTACAGCAACTACAGTCGACACCGATCGCCTAGTGGTTGAGGACCCACTGATTAAACTGGCAAGAAACAATGCAACGGATTCAGTTGACATCGGTTTCTACGGTCAGTATGACGATTCTGGCACCAATTATACTGGTCTTGCCAGAGATGCCACAAATGGAAGTTATTATCTTTTCGATAGTCTGACCACAGACCCTCTTAGTGGTACAGACAACGTGGTAGATGTCTCAGGATCTTCAGTTGCTACACTCGTCGCTAATATCAGTGGAGGCACATTCTGATAATGGAGATACATAATGAACGAGAATGGTGACTATGTTAGGCATTTGAACCAAATTCTCATGCAAAAGTACCTTGATTCTGTTTCCGTATCAATACGTCTGGAAGCCAAGGTGCTGGAATTGAGTGAAAAAATAAAGCAACTGGAGTCACAGATAAATGGCTAAAGAATCTGAGATTAGGATATTTAACTCACAATCCTCTGGGGCGACGCCTGATGTCTCCCAGATGGCGTACGGTGAGCTGGCGATCAACACCGCCGATGACAAGTTGTTCTATAAGAGATCAACTTCAGGTCTTGGCACCATTTCTGCTCGTGACCCCTACATGGGGTTCAGATATGAGTACAAAACTGGCGGTGTCACTTCAGGAACTACTGGTGGTATTAATATCTCTGGAAACACTTTCAGTGTTCACCCAGAAGATCTAGATGGAAACGATCTGACTTCATTCTGGGAATCTGTCAGAGTAGCAGAAACTGGCCTAATCTACTGGGCTGCCGAAGACAGAGACAAGACAATCAACAACATGTCCTTTGTCACTGGAGACTACAAATCAGCTCCAGATGACACTGTGTTGACTTTTAACGGCAGCCATCTGGTCAGCAACGCGTTGACAGATGGACAAGACGTTATTGTTCTTGTAACCACAACTGGCAAAACTGCAGACTTACCAACTGTTCCTTCTGAACTGAGATATAGGTTTGCTCCCTATAGCCTTTCGAGTGGGGACACAAAGTTTGCGCTGAGTGGTTACACGATACTGGAAAAAACTGGACACTGGTGCCCTACCGTTGGAGGCGGCATCTGGCCAGATATGGACCAGGCCCCGTTCTATCTTCCTCCTCAGAGGGCATTCTTTAACAAGATTGATATTGATGGTGTCGATGCTACCCTGTTTTTCAAACAAGTTGGTCCAGGTGACATCATCAGTGTTGAAAACGCAGAGACATTTGTTAATGGTGGTGTGACATACAGACCAGGCCAGATTTATATGAGGTTCGTAGTTGGGCAGAACACCTCAACCACAGAGCCCTGGGATGAAAACCAGTACGTTGGGTATTACGACGATGTGGTACAAAACCCTGGTGATAGTGGAGACGCATTCATAATTAACACTGACGGAGAGTGGAGTGACATTACCTACTCTCCCAGTTTTAACCTCGGCCAGAGTGTGGCTGCTGGCAACTTCACGACTGCACTGGAACAACACAACTGGACGCCTGGTGACACAGACAACGACGACGACGGTCTTTTGTTTGCAGTTACCAGAATTCCTTCTGGTGGTGGAGGTCCTTTGGTTGCTGGTCAGAGAGAATTTGACAGAGAAGGAAATATTGTCCTTAGTTACGGTTTCACCAGTGGAACTCCAACCAATAATGGTGAGGTATATGTAGACACCTCCATCATACCAAATAACCAAGTTCAGATTCATAAGACTGGAGAGTTGGGAGAAGATAACAGGCAGATTTTCAGTGATCTGACCAACTCTAGAAGTCTAATCAATATTGTTAGAACCAAAGGTTTCACCGCTGGTGCTGGTTCTGCATATGCGACATACACCGTAGGTCCAGCAGTATATCAAAGTGGCACTTATTGGTCTTTCGATATTGAAGATGCAATCACTGGTGGTACGTCTGGTAATACCTGGGGGTATCCAAGCCTAACTGCTGGTGATCGGGTTAGAATCACCATTTCACCTTTGAAAACCTATAACAACGTTGAAACATTCAACGGGGTAACTGGTGACGTAGAAGGCGTCTCTTCGTTCAATGGTTTGACAGGAACCGTTGATACCAGTTCATTGACACTGCATGTCGCAGGTATCTCAAGTGATGGTGGGATTACGGTAGGTAATTTGTTCATAGGAACAAACGAAAAAATTATGAGTGTCACAGACACTGATGACTTTGTTAACTTTGGTGTCAATAAGTTCGAGATTTACCAAGATAACTCCAGAATGATTAAAGCAGACGCCACAAGAGTCTATGTTGGTTCTTCTGGTACAAATAAGGATCTATATGTCTTCGGTAAGTTAAAATCCTATGATGAGTTGAATGCCTTAGTAGGTATCTCACTGGATGCTGGCGGCATTACCTTCCCAGACGGAACCCACCAAGACACAGCAGCAACAAGCATTACTGATTACGTCGAATCATTCAACGGAGCAACTGGTGCAGTAGAAGGTGTATCTTCAGTCAACGGAGCAACTGGAGACATAACCGCTGGTGGTGCGGGTATTCGATTCACATTCGAACCATCGGTTCCATCAATGGGTGCTGGAGAAATCTGTATCACCTCAGCGGTCATGACGGTCAGTTATACATCGGCATCAGGTCTGGGAATGACTGGTGCTATTCAAGACTTCTATGATGCTGGTGGTGGATCTGTTCTTGTGTCCAGTGCTGATGGAAATAGAGTTTTATACATCGGAGACATTCCATCATCTCAGTTGACAGACGTTTCTGGTTCATCCTACTGGAGATTTACCTTCAGTGGAACCGATCTGATCAATGACGAAGCAAATATGGTATCTGGTGAAAACCTGTTCCTGAGTCTGGTTCCAAGAAAGACCGTCACCTCATCCTACGCAGGACACATCTACTCCCCATCAGAGGGAACCTACTACCTCGATCCACGCGCACCAGTCGGAAGAACCATCACAGAGTTCTACGCCATCTGTGGAACTGGTGGTATCTCTGCTGATCTCTACAACTCTGGTGCAACAGTCGGATCTCTCAATGTCACACCAACGGGTGCCACCGCATCTCTGTCAAACACATCACTTGCTGAAGGTGGAACACTCGAAATGGTGACATCCAACTATAGTGCTTGTTATGACTTTAGATTTGCGGTGAGGTACACTCAATGAGCAACTGGTTTGGTGGTAACTTCAATGGAGAAGAGGCATCTCAGTGCTTTGAAGTGAGAGTGGATATCGCTGATTTCAGTCCAATAGGTGATCTGGAGTTTACCTACATTAGTGACAAAGTTTGGATTGATTGGGGGGACGGAAATGTTGTATATTATGACAACGATCCTATCACCGTCCCTGTGGATACCCACACATATTCTGATACATCTCGCCGATATCTAGTGAAAGTGTACCGAGCGGGGCATACTTTAGTGTTTGCTAATAACTCATCGCTACTTAACGATGATTCTGAAAAATATGTAAATTTGATCTCTATGGGACAAGCATCATTGTATGGATGGAAAACACAGACTGGAAATGTTGGGATATTTCAGGGAAGTCAGGGTATAGGTGAATGTCCTTTCCTGAAGAGATCATCTCCCAAAATGTCTTTTGGTTCTACCGATTCTTCTAGAGCATTCTTCAATGCACGCGCATTTAATGGTGATATTAGTTTGTGGGATGTTTCGAGTGTTACCAATATGCTGGGAATGTTCCAAAGCGCATATGTATTCAACCAAGACATCGGATCTTGGGATGTTTCGAGTGTTACCGATATGCAGACGATGTTCCAAAACGCATATGTATTTAACCAAGACATTGGATCTTGGGATGTTTCGAGTGTGGCGAATATGCGGCAGATGTTCTACGCATCCTCATTCAACCAAGACATCGGATCTTGGGATGTTTCGAGTGTGACGAATATGGCTAGTATGTTCTACAACGTATCCTCATTCAACCAAGACATCGGATCTTGGAACACTTCAATTGTGACGAGTATGAGCAGTATGTTCTTCAACGCAACCTCATTCAACCAAGACATCGGATCTTGGGATGTTTCAAGTGTGAATACTATGAGTGGTATGTTCAATGGAGCATCCTCGTTTGACCAAGACATCAGCGCATGGAGTCCTTCAACCTCCTTTGCTAACTTTACAAGTATGCTCAATAACACCGCCATGTCCGTAGAGAACTACAGCAAATGGTTGATTGCTCTTGCAAACTGGGCATACGACAATAGTTACACCACTGCCGAATCTCTCGGTGCATCTGGACTTCAATACAACAACACGACATACACGGGAATCGGATCTGGTCAATATACCGATGCAGTATCCGCAAGGGCATATCTAGTAGGACTTGGTTGGTCAATCAGTGACTCAGGACAAGCATAATGCACGAACACACAACGACACAAACGACATGGTGGATCGCTCACGGACTTGGTGAGAAGATTCACTACGCACAGGTGAGAGAAGGAATCGTGATCACCACAGGACAACCGAATCTGGAGTTGTTCTACAATCGTGCCGAGTGGGAATCACGACTCACGGAACTTGGTATTGCAGTAGAACTCCCAGAGGAAGATGAGTTTCCACTCGAACCAACCACAGACGATTTGTTGTTCACTGATTCGGTGGATGACTTTCTATACGAAGACAAAGGATTCCGCCATGTCGCGAATCCATATCGCAGAGATTCATAAATAGAATAAAGGAGAATACACAATGAAATCACTCTATCCATTTGCAGACATCATGACACTCATGAGCAAGATTGAAGGTAACATCATCAAGTTGGGTGCTATCTACACTTCACAAGAGGAAAGAACAGAAACCGATGAATCACTCATCGACTCATTCCTCGCAAAAGCAACAGAACTTTCAACCGCAGCAAACGCCCTGAAGGGGATTAGTTTTGATAACGGAGGTGCCTGATGGCAATCACAGATCCTGAAGCAATCAAGTTCGTAAACGAGTATATTCGTCCAATGTGCGAGACGGTTCGTTACATGGGCGCAAGAGGTGCAGACTTCGCAAACAAGTGGGCACAAGTCGCTGGTGACTTTCCAAACGATCCAGCAGAGATGGTAGAAGACGGAAGAGAGAACCAAGGTGTCTCTCGTCTCACTGGTGCTGATATAAATGCAGTTGCTGGTGCGTTCACTACTCTTCTCTCAGAAATCTCTGGTGCAACTGCACAGGCAGTTATTAGCAAACCATGTGTTCGTCCTCTACTTTATAGTCCTGATACTGGTGTCTGATGTCATTATCAAATGAAACTGCATATTATGTTCGACCTGTAAATGGCAGTGACGCAAATGACGGACAGTCTTTCGGTTCAGCATGGAAAACATGGAGACATGCTTTTAACACACTGACAGAAGGTGCTGGTGTTTCTGCTAATAATGCTATTCTTTTTATGGTAAATGAAACTGGAGATGCAGGATATACTGGACCTTATCATGGACCAACTGGTGCGGATACTACTATTCAATATGGTTTTCAGGATGGAACTTATAATAGATTTCAAATTTGTGGATTGAGTGCAGATGGAAATTATTATCAAGATGTTAATTTTATTTTCGATCTGAGTGGTTTCACTTACAGTAATTGGATATACTCTTTTTCTAGCAATACAAGTTCCTATGGTATTATGTGGAGAAATATCACATGGAGAAATGCAACGACATCTATCGGTAGAATTCTTTATAGTTCATATGATGACGATGGAGCATATTCAGATTTTTGGAATTGTATATGGGAAGACAATGAAGTAACAAATGGATTGGTTGGTTATGGAAATTACAGTGGTTCACAATATTATTACAACTGTATTGTCAGAAGAAATAATTCATATGATTCCAATAGAAGTCTTTTCAGTGCTTCTAACTATGGAGTGGGTTCTCGTAGAAATCCAGGCGCAAATTTTTATAGATGTATTTTTCACGATAATCAGACAGATCCTTCTGCTTCTCCTTACATAAACAATGCAAACTCCAGAGGTGGAATTGGTGTACGACACCACGATTGTTTATTCTATAACAATGGATATGATACAAACAGTGTTTGTCTTAAACAGCAGGCAGAAATAGAATCAAACAATCATAGGGTTGAAAATTGTGTGTTCTTTAACAATGCTGGAACAGCAGTTCTATTGGAAGACACTTATGCAACAGATGCTAGTTATGTAAATTCTGTATATGGACAAAAAATATTCAATAATGTGTTTGCTTATAATAATAAAGGATTGGATATAGAAGCAGAGCCAGGTGTCAGAGATTCTATGTTTGTTGCAAATGTTTTTTGGAATAATACTGTAGATGACATACCTTCAATATTAGATGGTGTGCCTGGGACTACTGGTGCAAATTATGTTTTTGATCCAGAGTTTACAAATGGATATTCTGGTGATTTCAGTGTTAGTTCAGACTCTGATCTTTACACATATTCTATGACGCCAGGAACTCCGATTGGCGGTTCTTTTGTTAGAAAAAGACCATTTACGACATCAGACGAAGGTTCACTTTCCCTCGGAACGGGTGGAGTAGGTGACACTGTGACTGTCAGCGGACGGTCCTTCCAGAAAGTTGACGATGATCCGATTGTTTGGAGGAGAGTCTAATGGCAATATATTACCACTATGTCGATAATGTGTCTGGTGCCACTGGAAATGGTGGCACTGGTCCTGCTGATGCGCATTATACATTCCAGCAAGCATTTGATGGGATATCGGGGGGTGGGTATGATAATACGAATGATTTAATTTTTGTTTATGTAAAAGATACAGGAGTTACATATTCAGAGGAAGGTGTGAGTGTATCTAGTTTGGATGATTATGAAATGAATATTGTAGGTACAAATTCTTCTTTTGTAGAAGATGGTAGTAAACCAGCAATATCAAATTCATCAGACTATTTTATAAACAGTACATTTGGCGGAAGAATGTATTGGAGAAATTTTAATTTCAATACAACATATTCAAATGGTGTCATGAATTGGACAAATAGTTCTCAAGTTAACTTTATAAATTGTGATTTCGAAGGAAATTCTGTCGCATTATATGCAACAGGGACCAGTAACACTCAAAATATTATAGGAACACATGTAAGTTGCACTTATAAGAATTTCACTAATTCTTGTTTTTCTGGTGGATCAAATAGACGGAATCCGAATTACGTTTATTGTTATTTTAAGAATGCAGATCCGTGGAGACACGGTTGTGGAGTTGGTGAACATTGGTTGGTGAACTGTGTTCTTGAAGACTCACATGTTCAGGACTCAAATTATGATGAAAAGCATATTGTCAATACTCTCTTTTATGGATCAAGTACATCTGCTGCACAACTTTACTTTGGAGATAGAAGTACAAGTGCGGGTTATCATGTCGTTGTCAATAATGCTTTTGTGGATGCGCCTGGATATGCAATATCATCATCATCAACAAAAGATACAGAAACATATCTGATGTGGAAAAACTTTTTTCATGGTGCTGTATCAGGCACTTTCAATATGTCAAACAACTTTGATCCATCTCTTTATTTTGGAATTACTGCATCTTCCGGCGATCCTACTTTTGTTGACGAGGCATCTGGAGGAACCGCAGGATTCCAACCAACCAACACAAGCACAATGTCCAAAGTTTCTATATTTAATAATGATATAGGACCAATAAGATCCCAAGATCCAGTTGCTTCTCAGTTATCTGTCGCCACATCCGATTTCGATACAACATTGACACTCAACTCGACGATCACATTCGAGGGATCTGGAAAGACATGGAGACTTGCGAGTAAAACTGGTATTCCAGTCTTTCGTAGGGCTTGACACCCTACATAATTTGTGTATAATTCGTGACGGAGGTACATTATGCAAGGTATGAAAATACACAAACTGTTTTCCAATGTGATTCACCCAAAGATTGGTTCTGCTGAAGCAGCATGTCTCGACATTCATGCTCACTTTCGTGGACCACATGTGACTGAAGATAAGGAACCAACCATTCGCAAGATCAAGTGGTATGATACTTACAATCAGACACACGAAACTTATCCCGATGTTGTCTATGAAAATGACATCGCAACCTGCACGTTTGATCTTGGACCTCACTGTCGTGCTTTGATTCCGACTGGCATGGTGTTCAACATTCCTGCTGGTTATTCTGCTCGACTTCATCCGCGATCAGGACTCGCAGTCAAGAATGGTATCAACCTCATTAACTGTGAAGGAATCATTGACTCCGATTATTGTGACGAAGTTTTTGTTCCACTTCACAACACAGCCTCGATGCCATTCCGCATCAAGCATGGTGATCGTATCGCACAGGTAGAGATCACTAAACCATACTCAACCGCACACTATATCACTTACACAGAAGCATCACCCCCAAAGAACAAGACGAATCGTAAGGGTGGCTTTGGATCAACTGGAGTATAATATGACCCGTGATGAACTTCTTCAATATCATTCAGAAATTTGTAATGAAGCAAAAAAACTCATGTCTCTCAAGAATCGAGACTATGCCGGAAATGATGGACTCGAACCTTTTGCCAATTTTACTCGCGTAGAATCTATGGGCATCTGTACAACAGAGCAAGGATTCATGGTTCGTTTGACAGATAAGATGTCACGAATCTCATCTTTTTTGAATTCTGGAAAACTTCATGTTGACAACGAGAGTTTTCGTGATACAATAGTAGACGTAATCAATTACATGGTTCTTCTTTCAGCGTATATCAAGGAAAAGGATTCACATGAAGACCAACAGTTGCATCTCTTTGATTCTGAGCTCAATCATCGCTTCGGCGGGTTGGACGAGTCCCCTGCAATCGTCCCATCAGGTTTCGCCTTCACTACTCTCAGCGATACGGAGTGTTGAAAGTGGAGGAGATGATAACGCGGTTGGTGATGGAGGAAAGGCTATTGGACCTTATCAAATCTGGAAGATTTATTGGAAAGATGCCGTTGAGTTCGATCCGTCCATCGGCGGAAAGTATGAAGACTGTTTCAACCGCGAGTATGCTGAGAAGATTGTTGACGCATACATGAGGCGATACGCAACCAAGCGTCGTCTCGGACATGATCCCACTTGGGAAGACATGGCAAGAATTCATAATGGTGGGCCTAACGGGTACAGAAAGGAAAGTACCAAGAAGTATTGGGCCAAAGTGAAGAGGTTTTTGAATGGATAAAGTTTTCTATACGAATGTTGCTCGTAGGGGAAACAAGATTCTGCTTCGTGGGATAAACAAAGGGACTCCCTTCCGAAAGGAAGTGGAGTTCCAACCCACTCTCTTTGTTCCTACAAACAATGAATCAGAATGGCACACACTCAACGGTAAACCAGTAGAACCGATTCATCCTGGCACCATGAGTGAATGTGCAGAATTTATTGCAAAGTATGCAGGTGTCACTGGATTTGAGATATTCGGAAACACTGATTACATTTATCAATTCATCGGCAAGATTCATCCAAAGGAAGTTGATTACAACTTCGAAGATATTCGTGTTGCCTATATTGATATTGAAACCACATGTGAAGATGGTTTTCCGAAGATCGAAGATCCAACCGAGGAAGTGATTGCGATCACTCTCATCATCGGAGATAAAAAGTGGATCTTTGCTCGTGGTGAGTTCGATTGTCCCGATGGTGTGATTGGGTATAGTCACCACGAAGAGGAGATGGTTCTTCAGGAGTTTCTGAATGTCTGGATGCAGGAGTATCCCGATGTCATTAGTGGTTGGAATATTCGATTCTTCGATATTCCATATCTTTATAATCGCATTCGCCGTGTGTTTGGAGACAAAGTAGCACGGACGCTTTCGCCTTGGAACACCATCAAGGAGAGAACCGTCGTTCGTATGAATCGTGAACAGACTGCATACGAACTTCTCGGTATTGCAACTTTGGATTATTACGAGTTGTATCTGACTTTCACCTACACCAGTCAAGAGTCGTATCGGTTGGATCATATTGCTTCTATTGAACTTGGTGAGAAAAAGATTTCATACGAAGAGTATGACAATATCGCAGAGTTCTATCGGCAGGATTTCAACAAATTTGTCCAGTATAATTACCAAGATACCATTCTCGTACAACGTCTTGAAGAGAAGTTGAAGTTGATGGAACTTGCGGTGGCCTTGGCATATTCGGCGAAGGTGAACTTCATGGATGTCTACTCTCAGGTTCGTACTTGGGATCAGATCATCTACCATTATCTGAACGAACGAAACATAGTCATACCGATGAAGAAGGGCGGGCAGAAAGACACACAGTATGCTGGTGCCTATGTGAAAGAACCAATCGTCGGTAAGCACGACTGGGTTGTGTCGTTCGACTTGAACAGTCTCTATCCAAATTTGATACGTCATTATAACATCAGCCCAGAAACTCTCATCGAGATGGATGAGGACTCACGATTTGGTGTTGGACCCAATCGTATTCTTGACGGTGCCTGTCAAGATAAGTTGGCGGAACTCAAGTCGGGTGACTATTCTGTTGCGGCAAACGGAACCTGTTATCGAAAAGATACAATAGGATTTCTTCCTGATTTGATGGGCAAGATGTATGAAGAGAGACGGATGTATAAAAAGAAGATGATTGAGTGCCAGAAGGAGTATGAGAAAGTTGAACAGGAATTGAGAAAACGCGGAGTAGAATAATACCCTCATATATATAATAGTGGGGGTACTACAGATGAAGTCAAAATTTAATATAACAAAAGAAAAACTAAAAGAATTATATATTGATAAAAATATGAGACGTTCTGATGTTGCTAAATATTTTGGATGTTCTGATGCTTATATTAAAGTAAAAATAAGAAAATATGGTTTACAAAAGCCTCATGGTCTTGAATGTAAAAACAAAGAGAGATGGGTTGACGCTGAATGTTTGTACTGTAATAAGACTTTTAAAATGAAACCCTTTCGTATTACCAATGATAATTGGCCCGCTTTAAAATACTGCTCTCATAAATGTTCATCGGATGCACGTTATTTGGGAGAAAATCATAAACGTGCTGTAAGGAATAGTGTTGCTGCTACTCGACGAGCAAGATTGCGAGAATCGCTTGATCCAAATAGAGATTGTGATAAAATACGAGAGATGTATCTAGAAGCAAAACGATTATCAGAAGAAACAGGAATACCACATGAAGTGGACCATATAATTCCAATCGCAAAAGGCGGAAAACACCACGAAGATAATTTGAGGGTGATAACACAACACGAAAACAGAACAAAAGGCAGCAAAAGGACTACATGAAAGATTATTCAAATATGACAACGGAGGATTTGCGATCGCTTCGCAAGTCACTGTCTTATGACATCGCAAAGTATCACAACTTTCAGTTGGTTCGTAAGATTCAGTTGAACTCCGCTTATGGTGCTATTGGTAATGAATTTTTTCGTTACTACGATGTTCGCATGGCTGAAGCAATTACTCTCTCTGGCCAGTTGAGTATTCGGTGGATCATCAATCATCTGAATGATTTTCTGAACAAAACTCTGGAGACGAATGGTGTTGATTATGTTGTTGCATCTGACACAGATTCTGTTTATCTTAAGCTTGGTGATCTTGTTACTCGCTTTCTCGGGAATGACTACGAAACAGAAAAGGCTGTGGATTTCCTTGACAAGGCCTGTCGAGAGATCCTACAACCGTTCATCGACAAGAAGTACGAGGAACTTGCTGAGTTGATGAATGCGTATGATAACAAGATGGTCATGGAACGCGAAGTTATCGCTGACGTTGGCATCTGGACTGCGAAGAAACGATACATGTTGAACGTGTATGATTCAGAAGGTGTTCGATACAATCCACCGAAGAGAAAGATCATGGGCATTGAAACGACTCGATCTTCTACTCCGGCTGTGGTTCGTGACTGGTTGAAAGAGTCGATTCGTATTATTCTGAACGAAGACGAAGACACTCTCATCGACTTCATTGAACAAAAGAAGAAAGATTTTATGACACTTGATGTGGAAGACATCGCCTTTCCGAGAGGTGTCAGTAATCTGAATAAATATAGAGACTCATCGGAAATTTATCGTAAGTCAACGCCAATTGCCGTGAAGGGTGCGTTGCTTTACAATCATTACATTCTGAAGAATAAACTTGATCGTAAGTATCAGTTGATCAGTGAAGGTGAAAAGGTGAAGTTTGTAATGTTAAAGAAACAAAATCCAATCTGTGGACCGAAGGGTGATCAGGTTATCTCTTTTGTTTCGAGATTTCCGAGTGAGTTGATTGACAGAAGATATGTTGACTATAACACACAGTTCGAGAAAAGTTTCTTGGACCCCTTGACTTCCATCCTCGATGTGATAGGATGGCACACTGAAAGAAAATCTACACTTGAATCATTCTTTATATAAGGAGAATAGAATGGATATTGAGATTAATGACGTTCGAATTGTTCGCTTGATGTCTGGTGAGGAACTCATTTGTGACTACACCTACAACGAAGAAGAAGATACTCATACTCTTCGTCTTCCTTCTCTGATCGTTCCTACTGGTCAGAACAACATTGGTCTGGCACCTTGGATGCCTTACGCTGACTACAACGACGAGATCACTCTTCAAGAGAAGGTTGTGGCTTTTGTTGTTGAACCTCACAAGGAACTTACTGGTGAATTCAAGCGTATTCACAGTAACACTCCTCAACTGGTGGTTCCCGATAAGACAGTAGTTGGTGCGAACGATGTCGCTGGTGTCATCGGAGGCGACTGATTAAATGAGTTATCTAAGTGATCTTGTAAAAGAATCTGGAAACAAATATGCTTCTATCGCAGATGATGGAATCGAGGGAAGCGACATTACAGGTTTTGTTGACACTGGTTCTTATAGTTTCAATGCTCTTGTCAGCGGATCTTTGTACGGAGGTATCCCGGATAACAAGATCACGGCTTTGGCGGGGGAATCCGCGACTGGTAAGACTTATTTCGCACTTTCTCTCGTCCATCGTTTTCTTCGTGATCGTCCTGATGGGGTTGTTCTTTATTTTGATACTGAACAGGCGATTACATCTGATATGATTCGTGAACGTGGAGTTGATCCTTCACGAATTGCTATCTTCCCCGTTTCGACTGTTGAAGAATTTCGTCATCAGGCGATCACGATTGTTGACAAGCATTTGGAACAACCCAAGAGTCAACAGAAACCCGTAATGATTGTTCTCGATTCTCTTGGTATGTTGTCAACCAATAAGGAAATGACAGATACCGCTGAAGGAAAGAACACCCGAGATATGACTCGGGCACAAGTTATCAAGGCAACCTTCCGTGTCCTCACTCTTAAGTTGGGCAAGGCAAACATTCCGATGATCATGACGAACCATACTTATGATGTTGTTGGTTCGATGTTCCCCACCAAGGAAATGGGTGGTGGTTCTGGTCTGAAGTATGCCGCATCGACCATTGTTTACCTCTCGAAGAAGAAGGTCAAGGAAGGGACCGATGTTATTGGAAACATCATTCATTGTAAACTCTACAAGTCTCGTCTGACCAAGGAAAACTCGATGGTTGATGTTCTGTTGAGTTATGATGCTGGTTTGCACCCGTATTATGGCTTGGTTGATATCGCCCTTAAACATGATATTATCAAGAAAGTCTCCACTCGTCTGGAATTTCCTGATGGAACAAAGGCGTTTGAAAAGTCAGTATACAAAGATCCAGAAAAGTATTTCACTGATGATATCATGAAACAACTTGAAGAAGCAGTTGCAAAGGAATATAAGTATGGATCAACTAGAGACGAATTGGAAATACCGCCTGATTCCGTACAAGGATGATCGGTTTGCAATAGAAATTCTTGAGAACAAATACAAGGGTATCGTTTTCCTTGCCGGGAGGGTGCAGTTCACTCCCGTGCAAGGAGACGATCGTATGCAATTTCATTATGAGTATGATATACTCGAAAACCCCAAGAAGAAAAAAGAAACTAAAGACTTGAAAAAAATGATTGGGGATATTATTATACAACTTCTTTATGAACAATACAGCAAGGAACCAGAAGATGAGTATGTCGAACTTGACGGTGGAGAACCTGATTCTTTCTCAGGTAATGAAGAATGAATCGTACGCCAGAAAGACTCTACCGTTTATAAAGGAAGAATACTTTTTGGATGAAACTGATCGAGTCGTCTACAAGGCGATTCGATCTTATATTGACAAGTATAATACCATTCCTTCAAAGGAATCTCTTATCATCTCTCTGAGTGACGATCGTTCTCTTGGGGAGAGTGTGTTTAAGAAGTCATGTGAACTAATTGAAGAATTGGCCAAGTCTGATCCAGATCAGGATGAGAAATGGTTGATTGATACTACAGAAAACTTTTGCAAAGAAAAGGCGGTTTACAATGCGATCATGGAATCAATTCATATCATCGACGGTAAGTCGAAGTCAAAGACGGCAAACGCAATCCCTGAAATCCTCACCGAAGCCCTCTCAGTCTGCTTCGACCCCCATATCGGACACGACTACCATGAAGACACAGACGAAAGATACGAATTCTACCATAAAGTAGAATCGAAGATGCCCTTTGATCTGGAGTTCTTCAATACAATTACATCTGGCGGAACTCCGACCAAAACTTTGAATGTTGTTATGGCCGGAACTGGAGTCGGTAAGTCTCTTTTCATGTGTCACCACGCTGCGAACTGCCTCTCGCAGGGTAAAAATGTTCTT